TGCCACCGAGACATGGAAAGACCCGGACATTGACGAAGTTTTGTGAATGGACATTAGGAAATAACCCGATATATAAGTATATGTACACCTCATACAACGATGATACTGCAGGTGATACGAGTAGATTCATACGAGATGGGATTTCTGCAGAGAAGATAGACCCTTCTGAATACATCTTTACTGATTTCTTTGACGAAAAACTCCAAGCTGACAACAAAGCTATATCGAAGTGGGCGCTTGACGGACAGTACTTCAACTTCATCTCTGCCGGGAAAGGTGGGTCGGTAACGAGTAAGGGATGTGATACGCTTATCATAGACGATCCGGTAAAGAACGCAGAGGAAGCGTTAAACGATAACGAGAGCAAGAAAACCTGGAAATGGTTTACTGATACCTTGTTAAGTAGGATGGAAGAGGGTGGAAAGACTATCATAAACCACACTCGTTGGCCGAGAAGAGATCTTATACAGCGATTAATGGATCATTACCAGCAGAAAGGGCATAAACCTTACTACTCTTTGGTCATGCCTGTCTATAATGTAGAGAAAAAAGAGATGCTTTGTCCTACCTTAATGAGCTATACTACCTATCTTGAGCGTATGGATCTCACTGATGTGGATGTATTTAGTGCAAATTACCAGCAGAATGTGAAGGATACCAAGGGCAAACTGTACCGAAACTTCATGGTATACACCCACATTGATGATTACAAAGATGATACCGATGGTGCAATGATAGAAGGATGGACAGACTATGCTGATACCGGTACAGATTTCTTTGCTGCTATTATCGGTCCGACGTTTTCTACTGATGCAGGATCCTCTATGTTGATCAAGGATATTTTCTATACACAAGATGATGTTGAAGCCTATCGAAGTACTTATGTTGACTGGTTGATAGCAAATGACGTTGACAGGATGAAGATAGAGTCTAATAATGGGGGAAAGGGGTTTGGTCTGTATGTTGAGGATCAGATTATCAGGCGTGGTGGAAAAACAGTAATCGAATGGGAACTGAATTCTTCTAATAAGCATACGAGAATAATTACGAACAATGCACAAGTACAAACTAAGCTGATTTTTCCCAAAGACTGGGCTTCACGATGGCCTTTGTTTCATGAACACCTTACCAGTTATCAACGTAGTGGTGGAAATGAATACGATGATGCCCCTGATGTATGTACTATGGCGGTGATAGATCTTGAGGATGGAGGGGTAATAGTATATGGGTAGCTTTAGACTATTTGGCAGAGAGATCACCCGGGAAGGTGGTGTTTTAACGATACAAAAAACAGGAACATTAGCAGAGAGATCTACATTAGCATTACTCAATGGTCCATTTGCTGAGGATCAAGGGAAGGGAAATGTAAAGAATCATATCTGGGTACATAATTGTGTAAACGTGCTGATGCGTTGTGTTATGCGTGGAGATTACAAACTGTATAACAACGGGGTACAGGGTCCAACTCCCTTTGATGATATATTTGACGAGACCGGGGGTAACACTCCTTCTTCTACTTTGTTTATGGAAACTGCTATGTGGTGGTGGTGGGAAGGAGAATTCTTTTGGGTATGGGAGAAAGGTTTCATGGCTCCTGACCAGATTACCGTCTTAGATCCACGGAAAGTCTACACCAAGAAAGAGAACGGAGAAACTAAGTACTATTTTACTACCGGAAAGGGTGAATACGTACAATTAATGAAGGGTCAGTTCTTACATATCAAACTTCCCAACATTTATAACCCCGAACGTGGGGTATTTCCTTTGTATGCTGCTGGCATGAGTCTATTAAAACAGGACAAATTGATCACTGATGGTCACTTAGATGCCTTACGTTCCGGTGCAGTTCCGGATGTGCTGATCAAAAACAAACTTAGATTGACCGAACCGCAAGCTGCACAGGCTATCAAGTACTGGAATAGCTCGTATAACAGACCCAGTGGTGGTTCAAGGGTAGCAGTTCTTGGTGGTGGATCTGATGTGCAGGTACTTTCTCAGGACTTAATCAAGTATATAGATCTGATGGACTGGAATAGATCAGCTATTACCGCTGCGTATGGAATTCCCTTGAAGGTGCTCAACGCTGAGACAGGCAAGACTGCGTTATCCGGGAAAGATAGTAACGAACAGTATCGTGCGTTATTCTCACAGACCATCATCCCGCAACTCAAATATTGGAGCGGAGAGATCAATAGACAGTTCTTCTCTGCTCTTGGCTATCGTGATGTCTCTGGAGAGTTCGACTTATCGAACGTAGCAGAACTGCAAGAGGACACCATTAAAGTACATAAGATGGAAAATGAAGATATAGTTACCGGTGTAGTAACTATTAATGAGATTAGAGCAAGGCGTGGTCAAGACCCAGTAGATTGGGGAGATAAACCACCTGTAAATAAACCAAAACAAGGAGTGGAGGAATGATAACAGTAAAATTATTAGGACACGAAAAGCAGTTGAGCTATGATATTAGCTGTAGAGAAGAAGGGATTAGGATATTCAAGGATATATCTAAAGACAATGTGATTCAAGATCCGGTAGAGATATTCAAAGGTGGACTACTCGATGCCACAAAAACCGAAGGTGAAGAAGATGCATTTGCGGTCAACATGATTCTCAGTGATGGTGAGCTAGATCGTGATGAAGAGAGAATACTTACCAAAGGGTGGGATATAGCTAACTTTAAGAAGAATCCTGTCCTCTTGTGGGGTCATGATAAGAGTAGACCTGCTATTGGCATAGTAAAGAGCTTGACGAAAGGTGATAATCTTTCTGGGGTAGTAGTATTTATCGATAAAGTAACTGATCATTTTGGTTGGTCAATAGGTGAGAAGGTTGCCAAAGGTATCATCAGAGCTGGAAGTGTGGGCTTCATGCCGAAGAGCTGGAGATTTATTGATGATCCGGAAGATCCTGCATGGTTAGAGTTCGAGAAACAGGAGCTGTATGAGTTCTCAATCTGTAATGTTCCGGCTAATCCGAGAGCTTTGGTACAGGATTCTGTGATATTATCCCCGTATAAGGAGATAAAAACCATAAATGAACAGCTTTTAGCATTGACAGAATTAATAAAGCAGGGTCATACTGAAAATACAAACGAAATAACTGGTAAATCAGGTAATGATTTGTTAGGTGAGATTGTGGCAGCAGTACAGCAACGTCAAGCAAATAGTTTGTAATGCAACAGTATATGCAAATAAATTAATAGGAGTATTTTATGAATGAGTTTGAGAAATTACTAGCACAAGCTAAGACTATTCTTGAAGCTGGACTGAAACTGCAAAGTATATCTAAGCTCGGAAGCTCTGCCGAAGATCTTACTGAATATATGGCAGGCCAAGAAAAGTTTATACAGGATGTGTCGAAGTTTGTAACGGATATGCCAGAAGCGTACAAGGGTGTATTCAAAGAAATTGATGAAGAGATGAAAACTCTTCGCAAAGAAATCGCTCTGTTCAAACAACCAAAAAAAGAACTGACGAGAAAAGATGTATACAAAGCTATCACTCAGGCAGCTATGTATGCAATGTATGGATTCGATGCTTTCAAAACAGAAGAAGGCCGAGCTTCCCTGAAAGATGTAATCTTCCCTGGATCTTTTGTTGAAGAAAAAACAATTCGTAGTAACATGATAGACAAAGCTGCTCTCGATGATACCCCACTGAATCCCGGTGGTACAAATGCAGGGTATACTATCAACCCAATCTATGAACGTGAACTCCTGAAATACACTGCAGAAATTTCAGATATGATGGGTTTCACTCGCAGACTTCCTATGCTTGCTCCCCAGATTTCCTTTCCGTATCTCTCAGCAAGAACCTTTGCTTTTACCCGAACCGCTGCTACCTCTTCCGGTACTACCTGGTCCTCTACCACACCTCTTGCTGCTGCTACAGATGGTCCAACTTTTGGTGCAAGAGTAACACTTCAGGCTACGACCCTTGCTGCTTATATTCCTTGGATTGATGAATTCAAAGATGATCTGCAGGTAAATGAATCACTTGAAGCTCTGATGTCAGAATGTTTTATGGAAGCGTTCGCAGAAGATTTTGATAAGAATGTGCTTACTAATAATGTTGATACCGTAGGTGTTGAGTATGATGGACTGTTACATACCGATGATATAAAAACCTATACGGTAGATTCTTCTACGGTAAATGGAGTATTCCCTGATGAACTCATGACTGCACTCTTGAAGATTGCACGAATGGATAGAGATGGTGGTTCTTGGATTCTCAATGAATCGGTACTGGTTGAACTAATGAAGATGCAGAATGGTATGGGTGACTATATGTTTTGGACTCCACCTACCGGAGAAAAACCTGGGATGTTGGCAGGAAAGCCATACATTGAAGCACATGTAATGCCGTCTAATGAAGAGCTTGCCCCTGGTGATACTTTTATGGCATATGCAAATTCTAACAACCTTTGGGTTGGAGAGAGACAGGGCTTAGAAGTAAGACAGTTTGATGCTACACATTATAACTTAGAATATGGTGAGAACTTCACCCGATGGCGAATAAGGAATGGGTTTAAGGTTGTAAGACCTCTGGCTTCATTACTCGTTAAGCTAAAAAACTAAAGGAGTAGAATATGTATAATGCATTTCTAAGAAAGCTTGGTATTGTAGACCAAGCTACAGAGGCTTTCAATACCGCAATTTTCGATAAAGTCGATCCGTGTCCCGGTGCTAGAACTTGCATCCAAAGATTATCAGTACTTACCCTTGGTACCGCACATGTACTCACGGTAATGCAAAGCATCAAAAAGGTGTATGCAACGGCTCAAGCTGCTGCTGCTCAAGCGATAGTGAATATCTCTGAGGATCCTGCATCAATAGCCACGAACGACTATTGTATTATCAAACT